TTTTTGTTAGTTTTGATAGGGGAAGGAACATAAGATGAGAACTAGGTAGAGTAGTCAGCATGATGAGGTTCGTAGCGACAGGCAGTGCCAGTCAGCTTTAGTTCGTTAGAGAATCGAAACCTGCGTAGAGAAGCAGCGAGGCGGCGATCGTGATCTTCAGGGTCAATGAAGAATTCGGTCGGCCAGTAGCGTTCGTAAGAAGCGCTGGTGCGTACTTTCGGTTGGGAGAGGTAACGTTGGATTTCTAAGTTAGTGGGGATTCGATCGGTGACAAGATCCAGGTGAAGGGATACGTTGGGGTCAAACATCTTGAAGAGTGTTGAGTTCTTAGAAGTAGTGACTCCTGTTGTCGTAAGGTAATCGAAAATGTCTTCACATATTCTTCGTACTCTTGGATTTCGGTCGAGACTAGCATATAAAATGCCAATACATCGAGCTTTCAGAGAAGAGAGATGGTATGATGAAGTTTCTGGGTAGAGCATCTGAGCTAATAGCTTAAGATGATCGCGATATGCGCATCCAGAGAAGTTTCTGTATCCAAGGAGTTCGACGAAGTCGAGACTAGAGTGGAATTCAGAAGCGTCTACAGATAATACAGCGCCAAAGCGGGTCATTGCTCGTTCAGATAAGAAATCGAACAGTTGTTGCCGAGAGTTAGCGGGTAGCCATTTCCATATGACGGCGAGGTTGTCGTCGCCCATTAGTTTAAGCATGTGTTTAGTGTCAATAGTGAAACCAGCATCTGAGAAGATAGTGATTAACATAATTCCGTTGATTTTAGAGTCGTAGTATTGAGTTCGGAAGATTCCGGAAGGCATAGCTGCGAATAATCGAAACAGATATTTATTGTCGGGCATGAGTAAAGGTGAGGATAAGGTTGCATAGATGAGCCAGATATATAAGTTGATGAGCTTTTCAGGGTTGAAAGGTGCATAAGGATAATCTTCGGTCGGTTGGTATTCAGTCCAGTCGTAATAAGCCATGTCGGCTATTGCTACGAGATTGATTAACTCGAAGAGTACTCGGTGATCAAATTCAGTCCAATCGCCAGAGAAGACGAAGTATGCTTTAGGTAGCCGGGGAAGGATTTCGGTCCTTAGTTTTTTCCAGCCGCCGTTAAGCGTTTCGTATCCCCAGAGGAGGGGTGATAGACCAGATTCTTGATATTCGCGGAACAGAGGATAGGAATACATACATTCAGGGACGACTAAGTTTTTAGACGTGCCATAAGTGAGACGATTCTTTATCTTGAAATTTCCAGCGACGTTCTTGCCAAGTCCAGGTCGGACGTGAGCAGTCATCGGGTAGAGAAAGTCAGCTTTAATATTGTGATTAAAACATTTTCCTTCTTTGATGAGGTGAATTTTGGGTCGTAGATCAGAGTAGATATAATTATATAAATTGTGTAAGCATGGTTTGCGGTCAGGGATTTCTCCGAGATTGTATCTTTGTTCGAGGTACTGTTCGACCTTTTTGTCGTTAGAGTAGGGTAGTTCAGCGTTGGAACGAAGGGGCCATGGGTAGATTCGGGTATCGGTAAAGTGTACTATGTGAATTTTCTTTCTAGGACGGAAGGCGTCTTGAATGCTAGTGATAGCGTCGAGAAGGTTAGCGTCATATTCGAGTCGGATTCTAGGTTGTTGTGCCTTGAATGTGTCTTCGTAGAGGGCGTCGATAGATATTTCGGATCTTCGGAAGCCGTTGATTACGTGATTGAGCTCTTGTGAATAGAGGTGTTTTTCGAGAAAATGCGTGACGATGAGTTGGTATTGTGATTTAGCCAGTTCGTTGACAGGTTGCATGAAGTGCGTTCTGCGTCGATCGGGGTAAGGATCATCGATGTAGTGCAAATTGATTTCGGAATTGGGGTCAATGCCGAGATTGATAGCGAGTTGAGTGTGGTGGTTCATAGTGAGGAGGGTTCTTTTGTCAGAAGTCGAGAAGGATTTGAAGTGATAGCTAGAGGAGTGTTTGCTCCGTAAGGT